ACACTACCAAGAGATACTAGAATGGGTTGAAAACGGTGGCATTATAGTAGATAATGGAGCGTAATCCATTTAATATTTAAATATGTATTTAGCTAGATTATCATTTGCTGAAGCACCTTTTTCAGCAGAAGGTGGTTCAAGTATTGCTGTTCTTGTTACAGGACAAGAACTTACTCTTTCATTAAATAGCGTTAGTGTAGCAGTTAATCAGTATATTAGTATTACGGGTGAAGAATTAACTTCTTCATTAGGAAATGAAACAGTTACAGGAACTGTTGTAATAAGTCAAACAGGTCAAGAACTAACAACTACTCTTTCAGATGAGACAGTAATCGGAAGTGCTGTTATTATTGAAACAGGGGAAGAGGCAACAGTATCTTTAAACAGCGTTGTAGTTACTGCAGGAGCAACGGCAGTAATAACTGGTGAAGAATTAACTTCTTCATTAGGAAATGAAACAGTAACAGGAACTGCTGTAGTATCAACTACAGGTCAAGAATTAACTACTACATTATCAGATGAAACGGTTGTTGGAAGTGCAGTAATAATAGAGACAGGGGAAGAGGCGACAGTTTCTTTATCAAACGTTACTGTATTTGCAGGAATAATATTCTCTGTTACAGGTGTTGAAGCAACTACTGCATTATCAGATGAAGTTGTTATAGGAAATGCTGTCGTTATTGAAACAGGAGAAGAGGCTACTGCTAGTGTATCTAGTGTTAGTGTAGCGATTAATCAATACATCAACGTTACAGGTCAAGAATTAACTACTGCTCTTTCTGATGAAGTTGTTATAGGAAATGCTGTCGTTATTGAAACGGGTGAAGAAGCAACTTCAACTCTTTCAAATGTAACAGTAGTAGGAAGTGCGATAGTTTCTATTACGGGTGAAGAATTAACTACTAGTTTAGGAGATGAAACAGTTATTGGAAATGCTATTGTTTCTACAATAGGAGAAGAAGCAACTACTACATTAGATAATGTTATAGTTAGAATTAGTGCTTTTGCAAGTATAACAGGACAAGAACTTACTTCTTCACTAGGAAATGAATCTGTTAGAACTGAACAAATTCTTCCAATTTCTGGATTTTCTGCTAATATAAGTTTAGGTTCACCTATTATTTGGCAATCTATACCAGGTGCTAATAATACATGGACTGATGTAAATACGTCAGTAACCAGTAGTTGGTCTAACGTAAATACTTCGAGTACAAACACATGGACGGAGATAGCGGCATAAAATGGCATCAACATATTCAGATCGATTAAAATTAGAATTAATGGGAACCGGCGCTAATGCTGGTGTTTGGGGAAATCATACAAACGACAATTTACAAGTTATTGATGCCGCAGTAGGTGGTTATTTATCTAAAAACGTTGCAGGTAGTTCTAACGTTACTTTAACTCAAGCTAATCGTGATCCTGATGTAGAAACTACTAATGAATCTGCTAATAAAGTAATTGAATTTACAGGAACATTAACTGGTAATATTTATGTGTTTGTTCCTGCTGTAGAAAAAGAATATATATTTCACAATAATACTTCTGGTAGTTATACTTTAACAGTCGCGCCAACAGGTCATTCTGCGAATGGAGTTGCAGTAACTCAAAGTTCACACACTATTATGTACAATAAAAATGGTACAAAAATGGTTGATCTTTTTGCTAATTCTTTAGGAACGTTAAGTGCTAATACTATTAATGCGACTACTTACACAGGTGATGGATCATCTTTAACAGGTATTCAACCATTTACTTCTGGAACGAAAATGTTATTTCAACAAACAGCGGCACCAACTGGTTGGACGAAAGATACAACTCATAATAATAAAGCGTTACGTGTGGTCACAGGAAGCGTGAGTTCAGGAGGGTCTAATTCCTTCACCAATGCTTTTAATTCTAATCAAACTGTAAGCGGTACATCAGGTAGTACTGCCGTTACTATTACAGGAAGTGTCGGAGATACTACTTTAACGCTAAGCCAAATACCTTCACATAGACACTTAGAAGGAGGTCATGTGGAATTTGGTACAGGTGATAGTGTTAGTGCAGGAACGAGAAATACAGGAAATGATGGTGGTGCTAAAAGATTTTATACTGATTATCAAGGAGGTGGAGGATCTCATACTCACACTGTAGGAACATTAGCAGGTAGTTCTCACACGCACACATTCAGTGATAATTTTAATTTAGACGTTCAATATGTCGATTTAATTATCGCTTCGAAAGATTAACCTTGAAACTTGAAGTTAAAGATAACTGTCCTCTCAACGGTTTTAAAAAATGCAAACAATTTGATTGTGCTTGGTTTATTCAAATAAAAGGAACGCATCCTCAAACAGGGGCAGAAGTAGATGAGTACGGTTGTGCCATGGCCATGATGCCTCTACTTATGATTGAAAATTCAAGACAAACAAATCAAGCTGGGGCTGCAATAGAAAGCTTTCGTAATGAAATGGTTAAAGCGAATATGATTACAACTGCGAGATTATTGAAAAATGATAAGTAAAGTTCAATTTAGATCTGGTATCGATAAAGAAAATACTGAATATGGTGCGGAAGGAAATTGGGTAGATTGTGATAAAGTTCGTTTTCGATTTGGACTTCCTGAAAAAATAGGTGGCTGGCTTCAAATAGCAAATACAGCCATGGTCGGTGCTGTACGAGGAATTAAATCTTGGTTTGATTTAAACGGAGATCGTTATATTGGACTTGGAACTAATAAAAAAGTTTATATTTATAATGGTGGTAATCTTTATGATATTACACCAATAAGGCAAGCTAATACTTCATTAACTAACATGTTTACAACTACAAATGGTAGTTCTAACGTTACTGTAGAAGTAAGTAATCATGGAGCGGTAGAAGGTGATTTTGTTATATTTGAAAATATATCAGGACTAACTGCTAGTACTTCTTATTCCGTATCTGATTTTGAAACTGGTGAATTTGAAATTCAAGCTATCGCCAATGGAGATGCTTTTTATATTGAAATGCCGTCTGCAGAATCAGGAGCAGGTATTACAACTACAGGAGATGGTGATGCTAGTTTTGAAGAAACGATTGAACCAGCTTCTCAAACATTAGGATATGGTTGGGGTACTTATACATGGGGATCAGAAACTTGGGGAACTGCTCGTTCAGTTTCTAACGTTACATTAGATATGGGAATGTGGAGTTTTGATAATGCTGGTGAAGATTTATATGGTTGGAAAAAGAATGGTGGAACATATGTATGGGATACTTCTGCTGGATTATCAAATAATCGTATGACACTTGTGACCAATGCTCCCACTGCTTCTATTACAGGTTTAGTTTCTACTCCTGATCGACATTTAATATGTTTTGGAACAGAAACAACTATTGGAACACCTACTACTCAAGACACGATGTTTATTCGTTGGTCTGATCAAGAAAATTTTACTCAATGGGCAGCCACTTCTACTAATACAGCAGGCTCTCAAAGACTAGGTGAAGGAAGTAGAATTGTATCAGCAAAGAAAACAAGAAATGAAATTTTAGTATGGACTGATCAAGGACTTCATAGTATGCAATTTATTGGTCCTCCTTATACTTTTGGATTTAGATTATTAGGAACTGATTGTGGAGCAGTAGGAATGAATTCTACTGTCGTTATAGGCGATACAGCATATTGGATGTCTGACGGTCGATTTATGGTTTATCGAGGTTCTATTCAAGAACTTCCTTGTACTGTAAAAAGTTATGTGTTTAATAATATTAATACTGATCAAAATCCTCAAGTGTACGCTGGAGAAAATAATGAATTTAATGAAGTTATCTGGTTTTATTGTTCTAGTAACGCAACTCAAATAGATAAGTACGTTATATTTAATTATCAAGAAAATGTTTGGTATATTGGAAATATGAGTAGAAGTACTTGGGTAGATCAAGGCGTTTATTCCGTTCCACAAGCAACTGAATATTATGCTAATTCAACTGCTGCAACATCTCAAACTTTAAATGGATTATCACCCGGTCGTAGTTTTATTTATGAACATGAAACGGGTACTACTAAAAATGGTGCGATAATGGAATCATATATTACCAGTGGAGATGTTGATATAGCAGACGGAGATGATTTTATGTTTATTCGAGGATATATTCCTGACTTTAAAAATCTTCAAGGAACTGTTAAAATGAATTTATTATCAAGAGAATTTCCTGCTGATACTCAAACTCAATCTGGTGAAATTGATATTACATCGAGTACGAGAGAAGTTAATACTAGAGCGAGAGGTAGACAAATAGCAGTTCAAATAAAAAGTAATTCAAGTGTTGATGATAATTGGAGATTCGGAACTTTACGAGTAGATGCTCGACCCGATGGTAAACGATAATGACATTTAAACGACCACCTAGTATTCCTTTAATGAAGTCTAATGATGAAGTATTAGATATCTATAATCGAGCTGTTACTGATTTAGAACAGTATTTATTAGAGATTACTCAACCCGCTGGTACCGGTTTTTCTACTACTAATGTTACAACAACAAAGACTCTAGATGCATCAACAGCTACGTTGGCTGATGTCGCTAATATTCTAGGAACTTTAATTGAAACATTAAAAACGAAAGGACTACTTGATTAACTATCGTAAAGCGACTTTAGATGATGTTAGAGCAATTAGAAACTTACTTCTTAATTGGCTCAAAGAATCGCCTTTAAACTTAGGAAAGCCTAATACAGGAAAAGGAGATGAATATATACACGATATTATATATAATCATTTCGTTATTGTGGCTGAAAAAGACGATAAAATAATAGGAACAATAGCTTTAGTTTTAGGAGATATGTGGTACACCGATAAAAAGTTTTATCGAGTAAATTGGTTCTATGTAGATAACAAAAAAAGGAATAGTAGAATAGCAAAAAAATTGCTAGAATATGCTAAAGAATACGTTAAGATAACGAAAATGCCTTTGATACTTGAAATGACACAAGGATACGATATAGATAGAAAACATCAATGGATGATACGGCAGAATTTTGAATATCTAGGTGGAACATATGGAGATAACTTATAATGGGAAGTTTATTTAAACCAACTACAACTGTCGTACAAGCACCTAGTCAAGGTCAAGTACAATATGATATTCCACAGTATTTTAAAGATTTACAGCAATCTGTATTTGAAAGAGCGAATACAGTAAGTCAACAACCTTTTGAAGCTTATACTGGACAGCGTATAGCTGATTTATCTCAATTACAAAACGCTGCAATTACTCAAGCACAAACAAATTTAGGGCAATTTGGTGCATCTGGAGTAATACCACAAGCACAACAAATGGTGTCGAATGCAGCTAATATATCTTCTATGCAATTCACTCCTCAAATGGCTCAGCAATATATGAATCCTTATACGGAACAAGTTACTAATGCCGCTATACGAAATTTACAAGAACAATCTGCTTTAGCTTCACAACAACAAAGAGCACAAGCGGTTCAATCAGGTGCTTTTGGTGGAACTAGACAAGGAGTACAAGAAGCTGTACTTCAAGCTGAAACAGCAAAAAAAGCAGGTGATATTACAGCTCAATTACAAGGACAAGCTTTTCAAGATGCTGCCGCTCGATTTGCTCAAGATCGTGCTTCAGCTGCATCAGGTCAATTACAAGCTGCACAAGCTATTCCTGCGTTACAAGCACAATTAGGTCAAATAGGACTTCAAGAAGCTGCAGCCGCATCTCAATTTGGTGGTCTACAACAAGCAGTGCAACAACAAAAATTATTAGAAGATTATCGTGACTTTATAGAAAAACAAGGCTATGAAAGTGGACAACTTGGATTTTTATCAAGTATTCTTACAGGTGCTCCAATACGTTCATATGGAGAAGAACGTTCTGGTACAGTAGGTCAAGTTATTGGTGGAACTTCACCATTTGGTCAAATTGCTGGTGCGGCAGGTGCTCTTGCTCCTTTTTTCTCTGATGCAAGATTAAAAGAAAATATTGAACTAATAGGTCAATCTTCTTCTGGAATTAATATCTATGAGTTTAATTATATTAATGATTCTAATAGATATCAAGGTGTAATAGCACAAGAAGTACCTCAAGCTTCTATTAATATTAATGGATACCTAGCGGTAGATTACGGAAAGATTGACGTAGATTTTAAAAAAATAAACTAATATGGCATTGGAATTAGATCCGAGAAAAGATTTAGAATATCTTAAATCTATTTTTGATAAAAAAGAAGGTGGAGTTCCTGGTGCTTATGAAGCAGAAGAAAATAAAATATTTGAAAAATATGGCGGAGAAGAAGAGTTTCTTAATCAAGCTAGACTTGTAATAAATAACGAAAGTAAAACACAACAAGATACTACTTCGGAAGAGCCGGTAGTTGATCCTACAAAAATGAATTATTCTAAAGATTCAGCTTTTAATAAAGTTAGAGAAGATTTAATTAGTGGAGTTGAAAAAAATTTAAACGATAGAGAACAGTTTCAAGGAATAGTTGACTATATGGTAGATGCTGGACTTGTCAATAATAAAAGAAGAATAGCTTTAGAAAGAGCATTTGGATTAGAAGATAAAACAATAGGACAAAGAATCAGTGATCTTCCTACTAAAATATCTGAATTATTTACAGGAGGCTATGAACTTGGTGTAAATCCAATGTCAGGAGAATATGCTTTTGCGCCTAAATCTGGCAGTGATTTCTTTTCTGAATATTTACAAAATCCTGTAACTCAATTTTCTATGAATTTAATTGAAGCTTCTGGTACTCCTAGTTTTAGTTCTCCACTAGCTAAAGTTGCCAATGCTTTTAATACAACTCGTCAACAATTAGCTGATGCCAGAATCGCTAATCTTCGATATGGAAATACAGCAACTAAATCAGCTTCAACTAGACCAGTGGAAGTCCCTTATACAGTTCTAGAAAATGATTTTGCAACTAAAATGGGATATTCAATAGGAACAACAGGAACTGCTGTTGGATATTTTGATCCTAATACAAATGGATTTGTGTATAGTCAGTTTGCTCCAGATAAAGCTAAAAGTGCTGCAGAGACATTAGCTGGTGCTTTAAAAGGAAGCGATATATATGAAGAGCTTGATAAAAGAAGTAATGCTGTTCAAGATATATGGAATGAACAATACGCACCATCTATTGTAGGAGCAATTAAAAATGAAAGCCAAATTGATAGACAGTTTTCAACATTAAGAGAAAATCCTGAGATTTTATCTTCTTTTGGAGCTAAAACAGAAAAATTCAAACCTTTAGTTAATTTCTTTAAAGCAGTATTACCAGAAGATTTATACCTTAAAATTAATGGACCAGATATAACTGGTTTAACTTATTCTCAAATTGAACCTTTGAAAGAATTTGATAAAGCGACTATTCAAAAGACTTTAGGCGTTGTAAAAGAAGTTTATCCCGTATCAGATACGGATATTAGATTAATTTCAGATTCATTTGCTAATTACGGTCAAGAAGGACAATTTGCATTAAAAGCTTTATCTTTTGAAAAAGCAACTACTCAATATGCTAAATTCTTAGATGAAGGTCATAAATTATTTATGTCAGCTGACAAAGATGCAGCTAATAGAGATAAATATGAACTAGGAACATCAAACTATGCTGTTAGTTTTGACGGTGGACTAACTATCGGAGATAAAAAATATCAAAATGCTAATGATTATGCAATCGCTTATGCTAATCAAAAAGTAAAAGATTTATATGGAAATTTAGATCCATCAGAGTTAGGTTTCTCTAAATCTAAAAAAGGAACTTATTCAGAAAAACAAGGTAAATTTATAAGTGAAGAAGATTTTACTCCAATAGCTTATCTTACTACATCTAATTATAAAGATAATGAAGATTTATTATCATCAGTTCAAAAATTTGAAGCAAATAGTAATAGCTTAATATTTAATAATGATAAAAAACCAATTGAATTAGTATTTGATAATAATAATCAAATAGTAAATTCACAAATTAAAAGATTTATTGCTAATATGCAAAAATTTGAAAATCAATTAAACGCTATTACAAATCTTAGTGATACTCAAAAACAAGCTCAATTTGCAGAACGATACCCTGGTTATGTAATGAATCAAGAAGATTATGCTTTTGAAGATCAATACATAGATATTTATAATAGGACTATTGGTAATGCCAAGTAAAACTTTTCAAAACTTATCTAATGATGAACTAAATCAATTTCTTGATAATGAAATTGAAAAAGATAGACCTAATAACATTCCTATTTCAACTTCAGAAGAAATAGCTATTGGTGGAAGTGAATCTGCTTTAGAAGCTGCAGGATTTAATCCTAATCTTATTTCGGAAGGAAATTTAGATTGGTCTAAAGAAATAGCAGAAGTAATTCAAAAAGCTAAAGAAGAAAAACTTGGATCAGTAGATGTGGGTAAAGGTGAAATAAGTGCTGCAGAAATGGGTCAACCTACTACAGAACTAAGTAATGAAGAATTAAATGAAATCTTTGCTAATTTTGTTCCAAGTAAAACTACTCGATTAAAACAAGCAGGTATTAATTTAGATGAGTTAGATTTTCTTCCTCGTTTAGTTATGGAAGCAGGTGGCGGAGATGATCAACAAAAAATGGATAATCTTAGATCATATCTAATTGCTAAAAATCCAGAGCAAGATGTTTTTGTAGGAAAAGCTAGTGAGTTAGGCGATTCAGTCCCTGACTTTGTAAAAACAATGACAGCTGACTATAAAGAAACAGGATATGATCCTATTATATTTAAAGTAGGAGATCAAGGATTTAGAATAGCTAATAAACCAGGATTAACAGGAACTGAATTAGGAGCTGTTATAACTAGAGAACTTCCGGTTATTGTAGCTGATGCAGCAGGAATAGCATTAGGAATGAAAGTTGGAGGACCTGTTGGAGCTGTAGTAGGAGCAGGATTTGGATCAGTTGTTGGAGAATTAGTTGTTCAAGGAGTTGCTGATTATACATTAGCTAAAATGAACGGTGAAGATTATTCATATGCTGATTTTCAAGAGTTATTTGATCAAGTAAAAGATGATGCAGCTTTCGCTGGTATTTCATCTATGGTCATGACTCCTATAATGAAAAAGGTTTTTGATGGTATATTGGCTATTGGATCAACAACTGTTGGCAAAAGATTACCGGGACAACTTACTGATATAGCTACTAAAGAAACAGTAGAGAAAGCAGGAACAAGACCGACTAATATAGCAAGAGATCAGATTAATGCTGAACTTCAAGAATTAGTTGGTAAAGATGCTTCTCAAATTAAATATACACTCAATCAATATTTAACAGATAGTGAAATTGAATCAGTTTTATCTTATTTAAAAAACTTTCCGTCAGCTTCTAAAAAATATTTAGATACAGTTTCTAATAATATTAAAGAAACAGGTGATGCTGTTGATACTTATTTATCAAATCAAACAGGAGTAACTCCTACAGGAACGATTCAATCTATTGGAGAAATAGGAACTAAAACTCAAGGCGGTGCTAAAGTAGTAAAAAATACTATTTTAGGTGGGGCTGAAAAAGATGTTGCTTTTGATTTAAATAAATTAAATACTTTTTTAGATGTAATAGAAGCTAAAGCAGGGAAAGGTGGAACTGTTACAACTGATCAAGTAGAAAATATAGCTAAAGCTAATAAAGATGCTTTTAACGCTCAAAAAGAAATATATGACAATACTATTAAAACTATTTTAAAAACTATACCCGGTGGAGGCAATAAACCTTTTATAAATACAGGTTTATTTAGAAGAGATTTATATGATCTTCGAAAAATTTTAAATGATTCATTAATCGATGCAGATGCAGGAACAGTTAAACTTATTAATCAAATATTAGAATCAACATCAGGAGTACGAGCAGAAGGAGCAAGAGGAATTTCACCAGCTAAAAGTTTAACTTTTCAACAAGCAATGTCAATGTTGAATGGATTAAATAGATTAGTAGATGATGAAGCGGCAAGACTAGTAGGCGGAGCTGCAGATTCAGGTAAGATATCTCGTATAGCTTCAAATCTTAGAAATGCATTAGACGATGGTTTAAAAAAGAATTTAGATCCAGTTGACTATCTTAAAATTAAAGAAAGTTTAACTAATTTAAAAAATTTACGTCAAGAATATAACATGACAGCTATTAAGAAATTATTTTCAAGTACTAAAAGAGGATTAGAAATATCAGATAAAAATGTGTTTGATAATATTTTAAAAGATGAAATTGCTGCAAAAGAATTATTTTCTATTATAGGAAACAATACAGCTCTTCAAGGTGAAAAAGAACTAGTTCAAAACTACATTCTTAAAAAATATATAAATGAAGTAACTAATAATAGAACGATTACTGATCCAGCAAAATTAACTAAATTAGCAAGTGAGTGGTTACAAAATAATCAATTAGCTGTTTCATTTCTAGAAAAAGATACTCAATCTTTATTAAAAAATACAACTAAAGCAGTTAAAGAATACGATATATCTCAAAAGAAACTAGCTGACCTTACAAAAGATTTATCTAAGGGAAATTTAGGAGATTTAGCTAATGCTGATATTTATACAATAACTAGATATTTAGAAAAAAGTCCAGGTGCTGTAAAAGAACTTTTAGAAAACTTAAGTAATGCAGGTCAAAAAGGTTTAGCTAAAAATTTAGAAAAAGATATTAAACAATATTTTATGGGTAAACTTTATAAACAAATTACTAAACCTGATACTCTTACGGGTGGAGATATGTATTCTTCTAGTGCTATTTATAATTTATTGAAAGGTGAAAATAGAGCAATCTATGAAGCTTTATTTGGAAATGGATTTATGACTAGATTAAACAATGTAGCTAAAGCATTAGAACCTTATGATTATGTTATAAAGCAAGGTAATAGAGTAGGAAGTAACGTAACTGCTGACGCATTAAAAAATATATTTCTTGGACAATTAGATAGAAAAAGAACATTAATTCGAGGTATTACTAATTTTATTAGACTATACGGATACAAAGGATCAGGTGCAGCTTTAGCTGATGTTGATGAATTTATTAAAAGAGCGAAATCTATTTTTAATAGTCCAACTGATATGCAACGTTGGGCATCTGCTGCAGGAACTCAAGAATTGCTGGTACGACCAGATAGTGATGAAGCGTCAATAATGGAACAAGCTGGTATGTTTATGGGAGAAACAGCATTAAAAGCTTCACCATACGCAACAGAAATATATACTCAAGGTTCTGATGCTTTAAAATCTTTGACAGATCGAGCAGGACAATCTGGATACACGATTCCGAATCAGTAAAGTTGTCAAAGGAACATCAGCAGAATATGCTGGTATTTCATGGTTATTGAAGCAAGGTTATCATGTTTTTAAAAACGTTCATGTTACTGGTTTTATTGACGTTGTTATATTTGACGGCAAAAAACTTATAGGAATAGATATTAAAAGTGAGACATTTAGAAAGAAGAATGGACAAAAAATATACAGAAAACCTTCTAGCAAACAAAAACAATATAGTGTAAAGTTACTTTTCGTACAAGAAAACGGAGAGTGTTATTTTGGAAGCGATTAAAGAACGTATTATTAAGCACGAAGGCAAAATTAATAAAATATATAAAGATTCTCTAGGCTTAAAAACTTTTGGTGTAGGACACCTCGTACTTGATTCAGATGATTTAGAAGAAGGTATAGAATATTCAGATGATGTAGTTATGGAATATTTTGAAAAAGATTTTGCAACCGCTGTTCTAGATGCTGAAAAATTTATTGATCCAGATGAACACCCAGAGGATATATTTGGAGTAATTATCGAAATGTGTTTTCAGCTCGGATATCCTCGCCTTTGTGGCTTTAAAAAATTTAAGTCCGCTTTAGAAGATAAAGATTATGTTACTGCTGCTGATGAAATGCTAGACAGTCGGTGGGCAAATCAAACACCAAAGAGAGCAAATAGTCTAGCAGATATAGTGAGGGAAGCATAATGATTTGGTCGTTATTAGGAACTGTAGCGAAAGGAGCAGTCGATGTTATTAAAACTAAAACTGAAACTAAAAAATTACTTGCTCAAGCTGAGCAAACACATATTAAAAAGATGGCAGAAGGTGAATTGGAGTATGCTATTCAAGCGCAAAAAAGTATGGGAGATTCATGGCGAGATGAATGGTTTACAGTCATTTTGTCGATCCCTCTTTTAATAGTCTTTATTTCTATATTCGCTAATAAACCTGAATGGATAACTAAATTAAAAGAAGGTTTTATGGCGTTAGATGAACTACCCGATTGGTATATATGGGCGTTAATGGCTGCAATAGCTAGTTCATTTGGATTGAAAGTAACTGATCTTGCGATTAAAAAATTTAAAAAATAATGAAAAATGATTTAAAAGACATAAAAAATGAGTTACAATTAGAACTAAATAAAGCTTTAAATAACCCTTTGAATAATATGAGTGCAATTAAATGAACCAAATAGACCTCAAACTAATACTACCATATGTAGCAATCATATGTAGTATTGGTATCTCTTGGGGTATGTTTTCTCAACGATTAGATGCGGTAGAAAAGAAAGCAGATATGATTATGCAAATGCACACGGATATAGCTGTTATCAAAGAAAAGATAATGCGAATGGACGATAGAACTATGTGGATAGAAGAATTCTTAATTAAGACTGCAAAAGAATTTTAATGGCTAAAAAACAAGTATCTAATAACGCAATCGAACACGTAGTTAAAAAGACTACGATAGGCGATGGTCGAATTAGTTGGTCAACAATGAATAAAAGTAAAAGACGTAATTTTAAAGTTTACCGAGGCCAAGGTAGATAATGGGGAACACTGTATCATCAATATCAAGAACAGGTCAAACTGAACCGTTTGAATTACAAGTATCGAGAAATCAAATCGCTTATCATAAACATGTTTATAAGTTTGGACAAAATGCAGTTGTTGGAGATAGTGTAGAAACTATTTGGTCACAAGGAGGCCTATATTCTTACCCACCAAGTGCAACTACCATGACAGTATCAAGTTCAGATGTAAATGATACGTCAGCAGGAACAGGTGCAAGAACAGTTTTAATTTCTGGATTAGACGGAGATTATAATGAAATTTCTGAAACAATAACTATGAATGGTCAAACGGCTGTTACGACTACTAATTCATTTCTACGAGTAAACAGAGCAATAGTTTTAACCGCAGGAAGTGGCGAGGCAAACGCAGGAATTATTTATGTAGGAACAGGAACAGTGACGACAGGTGTACCTGCAAATATTTACACTACAATTAATGGAGACGGAACTAATCAAACACTTCAAGCTTTTTGGACTGTACCAGCTAACTACACTGCTTATATTCATCAAACAAACATATCAACAGGGAATGGTTCAAATACTCCTGCTGTTTTAAAAACTTTGTTAGTAGCAAGACCATACGGTGGAGTATTTAATACACAAGAAATAATTGTACTAACAGACGGAAATCATCTACAGATGTATAGTTTTCCAATTAAATTAACCGAGAAAACAGATATAGAGTTTAGAGCTGTATCTAGTTCAGCTTCTGTAAGTTTT